TATTTCCGGTTAAACAAGTTGTAAAAGCAGTCAATCTTTTGAGAAAGAATGAAGTAGATTATTGCTACCCTTATAGTGGTTTATTTGTTAATATACCTAAAGATGCTCTAAATAATGAATATAATGTAGACGGACTTGATCCGACCAAGTACCCAAACTTCGGAAACAACTCTGTAGGTGGAGCAGTTATTTGGAATAAGGACGTGTTTATTGCCGGTGGTATGGAGAATGAAAACTTTATATCCTGGGGTGCAGAAGATTGGGAAAGAATGAGAAGGTTTCTTGCACTTGGTTACAGACCAGGGCGAGTAAACGGACCACTATATCATATAAATCACAGTAGAAACAATGATAGTAGTGAATCTAACCCTTTTTATACAAAAAACACGCAAGAATACAATAGAATTGTAAACATGACAAAAGATGTTTTGTTGAAAGAAATCAAAACCTGGCCTTGGCTTTCTGTATAAAGCAGTTATAATAACTGAATGCGTTATGTTTATTTTAAACACCTCAAGGTGTCTAACTTCTTATCTATTGGTAAAAGACCAGTAGAGGTTGACTTCAAGCCTGGCCTAAATATCATAACAGGTAAAAACTATGATAAAGCTGATAGAGCGAATGGCGTTGGAAAGTCCACTATTGCTGACGCAGTGCATTTTGCTCTGTACGGTAGCACTATACGCGATCTTAAAAAAGAAAACATAGTAAACGATCAAGCACCAGATGCTTTATGTGAAGTTGAATTGACTTTTAGTTATCAAGAAAACAATATAACTAAAGAGTGTAAGGTATTGAGAACTCTCAATCCTACTAAGTGTTACTTCTATATTGATGGAGAAGATGTTACTCGTTCAGGTGTACCACAAACAACTGAACTTATTATTAACACTATTAAAACATCTTCAGAAATATTTCAAAACAGTGTTATTATGTCGATTAATACCACTGTACCGTTCATGGCTCAGAAGAAGATCGATAAACGTAAGTTTATTGAAGGTATTCTTGGATTAGAAGTGTTTAGTAACATGTTGAGCTTTGTTCGTTTTGACTTTAACGAAACTAAACGTAATCTGGACATAGAGGGTAGTAAAATAGAAGAAACTAATAGATCTTTAGCAGAAGCTGTAAAACAGAAAGATACATACGAAGAGGGTAAAAAGAAAAGACTTGAAACATTACAGACTCGTCAAAAGAACAACGAACAAGAGCTCGTACTGTTAAACGAGAAGCTTAGTAAGTTTGAACCAGTAGATACTGCTGCTCAAAAACAAATAGAAGATACTTTAAACACGCTTAAGAATGCTGAAAAAGTGTGTGACCGTAAAATGGCTTCAGTTAACAAACTTATTACTGAAGCAGAAACACATATTAAGCTTAATAATGATCGTATCAAAAAACTTAAGAAGGTAGACAGTAAATGTCCTCATTGTGGTAAGGATTTAGCTGAAGCTACTAACGCACAATACGAGAAAGATAAAGCTGAGTGTGAAGACGAAATACAAAAGTACACTACAGTAATTACCACTGAAAAACCTCACATTACAGAGATACAAAAAGACTTAGATAAGGTTGAAAAGGCTATTACCGCTACTCAAAAGAAGTTAAACGATCTCACAATTCGTAGAAAAGAGGTTGAGAGTGTTAATTCCCGTGTTAGACAGTTAAACGAGTGGCAACAATCACTTGTTGTTGATATCGATCAATTAAACAAGGATTCTAATAACTTCCAAGAGTCAATTAATAATATTTTAAATAGACAGAATGATATTAAAAATAGTATCAATACTTTACAAGAAAAGATCGATATACTTGAGTCAGCTAAATTCATTACAGATGAAAGAGGTGTAAAGTCTTATATTGTTAAAAAGATATTACAGGTTCTTAATGCAAGACTTGCTTCGTATCTACGTAGACTTGAAAGTAATAGTATAGTAACGTTTGATGAGTTCTTCGAAGAAAGCATTACCAATGAGAGAGGTAGTCAGTGTAGTTACTTTAATTTCTCTGGTGCTGAACGTAAAGCTATCGATCTTGCAATGTTGTTTACCTTTCAAGATATCCGTAGAGCACAAGCTGATGTATGGATTAACTTAAGTATGTTCGATGAATTGTTCGACTCATCTTTAGACGAGAAAGGTATTGATTTAGTACTTGATATTCTTAAAGAAAGAGTAGATAATTACAACGAGTCTATCTATATTATCTCTCATCGTAAAGAAAGTAAAAAGTACTGTATTGGCGGTGAAATAATATATCTCGTTAAAAAGAACGGCATAACAACAAGAACAACAGACTATGATATATCCTAATAACGGCTACGTAATTGGAGCACCAAACTTACCACTCGGAGCACCTGTAATAGGTAGCCCTTTTGCAAACACTGCACAGCAAACACCACAAGTGGTTGATGTATCATCACAGCTTGGTGGTATGAAAAGAGCTGTGAGCTTTGCTGCAGATCATCAGGGTTGTGGTTTTTGGCGTATGCACTGGCCTGAGTCTGTTATTAATGCAAATCAATTAGGTATTGTTAATAATAACAACTTTATGATCTTACAGGAGAATTTCTATCAAGATATTAAATCTGTAAGAATACAAAGACAGGTTACTCCTTATCAATTAGAATTCGTTAAGTTCTTAAGAAACCTATCTAACAGAACTAACAAATTTAAAATATACTACGAAATTGATGATGTTATATTTGCTGAAGATATACCGCTTTATAACAAAGCCCGTGAAGCATTTACTGACCCTAATATTGCTAAGACAGCTGTAGAGATTATGCAGTTATGCGATGGTATTACTGCTCCAACTGATTACATGGCAAATTACTATCAAGAGAAGTCAGGCGTTAAGGGTATTACGTTGCCAAACTACATGCCTAAGTTCTGGATGGATCGTTTCTATAGTAAAGACAAGACTATTGAGAATTACGAAAACAATAAGAAACGTCCTCGTATTGGTTATATTGGTAGCCCAACTCACTTTAATATTGCAGGTACACCTGGAGTAAAAGATGACTTCGGTGATATACTTGAAGTAATTAGAAAAACAGTTAAACAGTTTAAGTGGGTATTGATGGGTGGTTGTCCTGCTGAATTAGCAGACCTTGTAAGAAGTGGGGATATTGAATATGTAGGCTGGACAAAGATCTGGGATTATCCATATGCATATAATGCATTAAAGGTTAATATGGTTATAGCTCCTTTACAGAACAACAGGTTTAACCTGGCTAAAGCCAATATTAAACATATTGAAGCAGGAGCCTTAGGTATACCTTGCGTTTGCCAAAACTTAGAACCTTACAAAGATGCACCTCTAAAATTTAATACAGGGGATGAAATGATTGATGTTATTAAGAAAATAATAGGCGATCGTCGCTTATATCTTACTGAATCAGATGTTGCCCGTAAGAATGCTACAAAGTATTGGTTAGAAGATCATATTGATGAGCATTGCAGACTATATTTCTCTTGATATTTTATTAAAAGGTCACATAATAATGACCTGTGTACCGTAACATATATTATAGTCAACGCGATAGTGTTTGTCATCTCTTTACTTGGGATAAGGATGGTAACCGTGTAATTAAAAAAACACCGTACCATCCTTATTTTTATATTGAAACAAACGCAGAGACAGCTGATGCTTTATCTATCTTTAATACTAAACTAAAGAAGAAAGTATTCAAGAGTAATTTTGATCGTAATAAAGCTGCACAAGATGGTGCAATTAAAAGACTTTATCACAATATTCAGGTAGAACAACAGTTTCTTATTGAAAACTTTAAAGAAGAGTATGAAAAGCCTGAATTCTCTGCTAACCCGTTAAAGGTATGCTTTCTTGATATCGAAGTTTATTCACCAGATGAGTTCCCTGAAGCTAAGGATGCTAAACACCCTATTAACCTTATAACGATTTATGATAACCTATCTGAACACTTTTATACCTGGGGCTGTAAGCCTTATACTCCGACTCGTAGTAATGTTACATACACTGAGTGTACAAGTGAGTACAATCTGTTAGATAAGTTTTTAGAGTTCTGGGAAAACGGCTATTACCCTGACATCTTATCTGGGTGGAATACAGACTTTTTCGATTTCCCTTACTTAATTAACCGTATCAACAATCTTTTAGGTGAAGATGCTGCTAAACGTCTTTCACCGGTAAAAAGTCTTTGGTGCCGTAAAGGTATTTTTGTTAAAGGTCAAGAGTTAGATCGTTGGTACATACACGGTATATCTGCAATGGATTATCTTGAAGTGTATAGAGGTTTTGCTCGTGGTTTGTTAGAGTCTTATGCTCTAAACTTTGTAGCACAACACGAACTTGGTGAAGGTAAACTGGCTATCAATGCTACTAATTTAGCCTCTCTATCTGAGAACGATTGGAAGAACTTTGTAGATTATAACATTCAAGACGTTGACCTATTAGTACGAATGGAGAAGAAACTACAATTCTTTAAGATCATTCGTATGTTAGCTTATAAAGGTCTAACTTCGTTTGAAGCTGCTTTAGGTAAAGTATCTATCGTTACTGGGTGTGTTGCGTTAGAGGCACATAAACACGGTATGATTATACCTACTTTCGTTGAAGGACCTTTACGTGAAGAAATTCAAGGCGGATTTGTGAGAGAACCAGAAAGAGGGCTCCAGAAGTCTATTGTAAGTTATGACGCTAACTCACTATACCCTAATACTATTATTACCCTGAATATATCCCCTGAGACAAAGGTTGGTAAGATAGTTAATAAGAGTGATAGTGAAATTACTATACGTTTAAACAACAACACTGAACATAAGCTAACTCATGAGAAGTTTATACAGTTTGTACAAAGTGAAAAACTCGCTCTTTCTAAAGCAAACGTACTTTACACACAGAAAAAGAAAGGTGTAGTACCTTCTCTGATTGACGGTCTTTATAGTGAGCGTGTTAAAAACAAAAACCAATATGTCGAACTTAAAAAGAAACTAAGTAAACTAACCCCCGATACCGATGAATACAAAACGTGTAAGTTTAATATGGAACGAGCAGACACAATCCAGCACGTCATCAAAATTCTTCTCAACTCTATCTACGGGGTTTTTGCTAATAAGTTTAGTCCTATTTGCGATAGCGATCATGCTGGTAGCATCACTCTTACTGGTCAGTCGGTGGTTAAGCAAGCATCTGATATCATTGATCAGTACGCTAAAGAAAAGTTTGGTTGGTCTGGTAAGTCGTTAACAATATATAACGACACGGATAGTACCCACGTTACTATTCAGCCTCTATTAGAACAGATGAAGTTAAATATATTAACCGATAACAAGGTTAATAAAGAGGGCTTAAAGTTCATTGATGATGAATTGGGAGTTTACCTTAATAACAACATTAAGCAGTGGGCTAAAGATAAACTCAACTCAATCGATCCTCGCTATTTCTTTAAACGTGAATCTATTTGTGACGTAGGTGTATATCTTGAAAAGAAACGCTATATCATTCACGTATTAAACGATGAAGGTGCAGATGTTAGCAAATTTAAGTACGTCGGGGTAGAAATTGCGCGTTCTACTACACCTAAGAAAGCTAAAGAATTAATTAAAAAGGTTATTGAGAATAGCTTACTGGTACAAGATCAAAATAAAGCGAACGCTATTTATAGAGACGTTTATGATGGGTTTAAGTCGTTATCTATTGATGATGTAGCTATTAGAGGTGGTTTAAGTGACTTAGAAAAACATGAAGTACGTTCAGAAGGCTTTAAAATAGCTAAAGGCACCCCTAATCACGTTAAAGGTGCTATTTGGTATAATATGTTACTAAAGCATAGGGGGTTAGAAACAAAGTACGAACGCATTACGTCTGGTGGTAAGGTAAAGAAGATTTATATTGCACCTAACAAGTATAATATCGATACTCTTTGCTACCCTGTTAGTTTTCCACCAGAATTAAACGATTTTCAAGTTGATTATGAAGAAATGTTCGATACAATAATAGTACCTCCAGTAAAGGCAGTTTATGAAGCTCTTAACTGGCAGTTACCACAAGTAA